GGGGCTCTTCTATTCATATGCTTTAGATTCTTTCTCTTGTGCTTTCTCAGCGGCTTTATCACCTGCTTTCTCCGCAGCAGAGCGTGACTTAACCTTGCTTACTGGCTCGCCATGTTCTTCATCATTATAGCTTGTGTTAGTATGCTTAACACCTGTATCTGTTTTAGTAGCTACGCCAGTTTTAGTTTTGAAAGTAGAACCGGTCTTAGCACCTGCTTCAAATCCTTCGCCAACTTCTTCGTCGTCTGGAATACCATTTTTATTCTTATCAATACGCTTGCTAGCGGCATGGAATGCTTTAGCTTGACGATTGTATTTTTCAACTTTAGTTTTTACAGTTTCGGGCACTTGACGCTCAGGCATTCTTACCATGCCTGTTCCGCCGCACTCTGAACATGACTCTTCATGACCACCAAAGATACCTTCGTCAACTTTTGTTTCTTTCTTGTCTTTAAGCTTCTCAGCTTGATTTACCTTAAGATCCTTTAGCTTAGACTTTGCTTCTAAAAGCATATTACGGAGTTCTGCACGTTGGCTTTCGTTATAAACGTCACTGTTTTCTAAGTGCTCGCCAAACTTGCTAAATTTCATTTCGTACTCAAGATAGTGATAAACGCTAGCAATGTAGTCAGCAGATTTAGTAATCTTAGCTTGTACCCAACCTTCTAGTTGGTCTTCATCTTGAATCTTTTTAAACAGCTTAAAGCTGTATGTGGCTAATTTGTACAAATCAGCCTTGGCCATTGCGCCTTCTTTATCAACACCACCGTCTGGTAGTCCTACATTCATTGGTTCTTGAGGTTGCATATCTTGCATGGTAAACTCCGTTATCTTTATATATTTAGCGTTTTATGCTTCCGCCGGTCATCAAATTATCACCGTCTAAAGCGTTGTCTGTTGGTTTTTGCTTCTTTGGGGGCTTGTTCTTGTATACAGCACCTACACCCACATTGCCTGCACTTGTAGCCCCAGCAGTAGCTGATTCATTAGCAGGAGCCCACCACTTGCCAGGCCCAAATGCTTTATCAGCACCGTCTTTTTGCATACCGTAGCTACGACCGCTTGTGCTGTATTTTGCCTTGGCCCACTTGCCACTCTTGGTCTTTTTAACCCCGTAAATAGCGGCTTCACTTTCCATACCTGCTGGTACATCATAGAAGTAGTAGCCTAGTAATCTTGGCTTATCTTCCGGTGCTTGATAGCGTTGTTGAGGCTCTCTATCCCAGCCTTCATCGTTAGCGCCACCGTCTAGTTGATATGCTAGACTATCATGTTTGCCCATACCGCTAGTGCTAGAACGATAATCTCTATCATATGCACTTGGGCTACCTGGACGGCGATAGTGTCCTTCATCAACCTCTTTGTTTAAGCGTTTGTTAGCACTATCAATGCCTTTCATACGCTTGTCAATTTTCTTGTCTGTTTTGGCAACAGCTTCTTTGTCACCTGCGGCAGCTTGTGGGCCACGCACACGATGCTTCTTGACGATATCCATATCGGCTTTGTCTAGATAATTGCTAAGTGTTTCTTTGCTTAATTCATTAAGGACAATGCCTTCGACTAGATCAGTCATTTTCATAATTTCTTTTCCCCTGTCATGTGCGGTAAACTAAACCACAGTTTGAACCATTCAGGTGTTCCTGGTTTAATATTTTGTTCTCTTTGTATGCGACCGTTTTCACTGCCTGCAATACTTATGTTACTACCTTGGCTAGCACGATATTCTTGTAGGCGTGCTTCTCCGCCTAATCCGCCCAGACCAGCTAGTGCTTTAATTTCGTGGATAGGATCTTCCGGAGCAAGATAGCAGTCATCTGGACTATCTTGTGTAAAGTCTTGTGTAGTTACTCTGTACTGTTTCATTTCAAGCAAGATCTCAACATCCAGCTGTGCTTCTTGTGTGCGTCTTGACGACCTGCAAAGAAGTCTGCTAATCCGTGGTCACCATTTGCTTCAGCCATGTCAAACACTACTTTATATAGCTGTGCCATTTTTTCACTGTCGGTTAACAATTCACGTAACATAGATTGAAAATCCTGAACGTCATTTTCGTCTTGCACAAGCGATAACATGCTAAACTTTTGTAGGCTTGCAGGTGTGTATAATTGTAATGCACGAAGCTCTTCAGCAAACGTATCAATGCTGCCGTATACTTCTTCGTAGATATTACCAAACAACTCATGTAGTTGCACAAACAATGGACCTTCTACGTTCCAATGAAAGTTTTGCGCCTTGAGCACAAAACTGTATGAGCTAGCAAATGTTGTCTTTAATGCTAATTGATATTTTTGATCCACGTTAAACTCCGTATTTGTTCTTTTTAGGTTTTGCTACAGGGCTAGTCTTGTTAGTAGAGTCTAATTCTTTACTCTTCATATCGCCACCATTCATATCATGGTATGTAGCACCAACTGCTTTGTATGCTTGTTTCAGCATCTCTTGTTCTTCTTGTGTATAAGGATGAGTTGATTTCTTTTTACCAATCCAACTCTTAGCCTTCATGTCGATAGGGTTTTTACCATCGGCGCCAGCAACTGCTAGACCTAGTCTGTAACCAGTGTAGTCGCCACTAACATGCTCGCTATCTCCGTATGTGTTTAGGCCGGCAGTAGCTTGTTGAACACGCTTAGTGATCTTCTTCATTGAAGATTCAATAAGGTCACTTTCCATTTCTGCAATCTGTTCAGCTAACTTAAATGCACGTAGGTTTTTACCAATAGCACCGATAGTTACATCTTTTGTAAGAGCAGTACTCCAGCGTGGATCTTTAGCTTCCTTTTTGTTCTTAGGAATATAACCACTAGCTTCTTCTAAAGCGGCTGCTCTTTCTGCAAAATAACTCTCTGTCCAGTATTGCGAACTTTCGTTTGTCGGAACTGCTTGTCCGTCTAATGAGTGATGATTAACTTTTTGTAATCTATCAACTTCTGCTGTATTCTTTTGTAACTGTTGAGCTTTAATTAATTCTTGACGCTTTGCTTCTGCGGCATTGCTAGCGGCTGCATCTTTAGCCCACTTTTCTCTGGTACTTGGACTAGGGAAAGCACCTGCAATTTCTTCTAAATCCTTGTCAGTCATTCTGTCCCAAGCACGATCAGCAGTATCACTATTCTTCTTGGCATACTTAGGATCTGTGTCTGCCTTTTTACTTGTTACTCTGTCTACTGCTCGTTTCTGTACCTTAGTCAACATCTTTTGACCCTTGACAGTATCACCGTATTCATCAATCTTGTTACCCTTTTGATCAATACCACTGTTAGGTGGAAGGTAAACTTGCTTGCATGGCATACACACTTTGACCTCATGGCCCATGTACTTGCCACCTTGTAAGTCGCCGCCACACTTTGGACAGTCGTGTGTATCTGATAAGTCACCTTTGTGCTTCTTAGGGAATTTAACTACTTCCCCTTCTGCTACAACAGCTTTTTTAGCCTTCTCTGGATATTTGTTTAGGTAGTGTGCAACTACATCGAACACTGGATACTCTTGATCGCCTACGTTAATTGTTACGCTAGGTTTAATACCCATATCTTTGTAAAAAGAAGCACGATCGCCATTGCGTACAGCGGCACGTAAGTTAGTAGCACTTGCTAAACGTTCTGTTCTAATATGATCAATTTGTTGGAACTTGTACATGCCGTGTTCTTTCTCAACACCGTTATATTGTGATAGAGTTTTAACTAACCAATCTTCATCAGTATAAACTTTTAAGTGTACGTTGGCACCATGTTCTGCATAAATTTTAGCGGCAAGTGTTAATAAACTTTGTTCTGGAATAACATGACCAGCAACCTTAGGCCACACAGCGGCCATTGCTTGTAACTTGACATCGTATGGTAACGGATCTTTAGGACCGCTTGTACTTTCGTTAGTGCCTACATACCAAATAGGATTTGCAGATGCGGCTTGCCATACTGCCTTATGTCCACGGTGCGGAGGGTTAAAGCGACCAAAGCAAACTCCAATGACTTTTAAACTACCGTCAAAGTCGTCTCCATTTTGCTCGTATATGTTTTCAAAAAGTTGTCTTAGTTTCATACAGTAAGTGCTCCAGGAGCCCAGGTAGTTGGTACAATTTTAATAGGACCGTACTTGTGTTGTTTCTGAGGATAACGAACGTGCCCTTCTCCATCAGTGTCCCAGATTTCTTTTCTAGGTTGTTGTTTAATAGCGGCGTCAACTTGATCTTTCATGTTTCTAATTCCTTTAATAAGGAAGAAGATAGCATCAAGGCCGCCTGGATGTTCTTGAGTCATAGCAACAATATGTTGTTGCTTCTTTTCGCTAATGCCTTTCTGTTGCATCCAGTCCATGAATGTCTTTCCAGAGATTGCATTAAAGTCTGCTCTGCCACCTGCATGTAAGTTGCTCATGCTGTTAAAGAATGGATAGAACACACCGTTCTTATCTGGATCAGGCAAGCTGTCAAGGAACGCATCCATAACAGCACCATGTTCATTAACGTACTCGATCATTTGATCAATCGGAGTTGTATCAAATTCTGGAGCAGACTCTGTATAGATAGGGCCTTGAACAATTAGTCCAGGGGTACCGTTAAACATACTAAAGTCGTCTAATGGTTGTTGTTCTCTATCACCAGCGCCGAAGCGTGGGAATGTAGCATGTCCTACAACCATAACTTGTGCGTCGGCTACACGTTGTCCTAGTTCACTACCACCATCTACGTGATATGTAGTTTTGCTCTTTGGGTTTGGCGCAAATGACCAAATGCCTTGTGGATATTCTTTTGTTGGCTTAGTAAACTTTTTATTAAGTGCCGGATCAACTCCGTACAATGAGTCAGCGTAAACAAATCCTACAAAGTCTTCCGGAGTAGCTTTATCAAATAATGGATAAAGGTTACTAAAGTTCTGTGCAAATTGATTACGTTTAGCAACGTCTTCTGGACTCTTAGGTTTACCACTTTGATTAGCAATGAAATCGTAAACTTGATCAGGACTAGTAGACTTAACACCTCTACTCCATTGATTGTGTCCTGCTAGAATTAGCGGGCCGCCTTTCTCTTCACGACCCCAGTACACTTGTGGATTGCCGTCCCACTTGCGACGAACAGTAGTTTTACCTTCGCCTTCTTCTGCAATTTCTTTAAAATGAGTAAGTGCTTCTAATGTGCCTCTAGTACCTTTAAAGAATACTAAATGCTCAGGATGATTAAATGCACGGCCGTATTTTTCCATGCTATCATCAACTGATGTCTCTTTAGCTTCACGATAGAAAAGTTCTCTTAGTAACACAATTAATCCTTATACTTGCCTTCATTGGCATGCTTAACTGTTTCTTCGTGTATAGTTTTACACGCTTCTGCACACACTTTATCGTCTAATGTTTCAGGCAAATGCTTTTCATCATACTCATCTTGGTAATTTTTATAGCTCTTTAGTACTGCTACTTTAAAAATACTAGGATGTGTCTTTTCTTTTGCTTTGAGTTTATCAAGGCACTTTGTAATCGCCGGGTATACGTGGCGACGATATGTGTCATCGTCGTTGTTCATAAAAAATACTAGATCCTTAACTAGATCGTAGTTAAGTTTTTCATTATCGTTCTGATCTTGCTTAGAATCTAAGTTAATATCAACGCTTTCTAATAGTTCTTCAATACGCATTTTTAAGCCCGTTATACTTTATCAGCAGAATATTCTGCGGTTAGAGTATTTATCGCTTTTACGATCAACAGACTATGCTTTGATTATACGCTCTATCTTTGCTATAGAGCCGCCTAAGTGCATTTTTGCCATGAGTAAGTTATTATCGCCGGTGATATAGAAGTGTGTGCCGCCCCAACTGCGCGATTTTGTTAGTTCTTTCTTACAGCTCTTAGTTAACTTTAATTTGTCGCTAGTTTCAGCCCATTGTACAAACGCACTGCAATCGTGACTAGTTTTACCCATAGTAACACGGTAATCGTAATCCATCTTAGGAAGAATAATTGTGCCAGCATCTAGCACAGTCTTGCTTGGGGGTTTACTAATGTACTTAACTTTGTCTGGATCTAGTTTAGCAATAGCATTAATTTCTGATTCTGTATTAGAATAGATACTGATCCAAGGACTTTCAACACGTAGGTCAATGTCAGAAAGCTTCTTTAGCTTTTTAGCTAACATCAACGCATAGTCTAAGTCTTCTTGTGTCTTAATACTATTATGGAAAGGATAGTTACCAGGTTCAACGTCAAGTTTAGACAGTTGGTTTATAGTTTGCGTCATGTTGCCGCTTCTAAACCAACCAGAACCAGCAAGTACCAGTACAATTTTGTACTGGTACATGCCTCTGAATAGTCGATTAGTTGTCTTGTACAACATCTTCGACAGGTGATTCTACAGCTAGTAGCGGTACTTTAGGTGTCTTAGGCTTAGCAATCAATAGCAATTTATCGTCTGCAACACTTACAGTTAACCAACCACCGCTCTTCAATTCACCAAACAACATCATTTTAGCAAGGTCACGTTTAATTTCCTTGTCAATAACACGTTGCAGTGGACGAGCACCCATCTTAGGATCAAAGCCTTTTTCGATTAACCATTCAATAGCAATCTTATCAACTTTAATACGGATACCCTTTTCTTTAACCTGTTCACGAACTTCGTCTAAGAACTTGTTAACAACTTTAACCATTGAGTCTTTGCCCAACTTGTTAAATGTCATAATACCGTCTAAACGATTACGGAACTCTGGTGTAAAGAACTTCTTCAAGTCAGCATCGGTGTAGTCTTTAGACTGTGAACCGAAACCAATTTGATTCTTTTCAGCGTTTTGTGCGCCAGCGTTTGTAGTCAAGATAAGGATCAAGTTACGGCAATCTGCTTTCTTGCCATTAGAGCCAGTAACAAAACCGTTATCCATCATTTGCAACAATACTGTGCTTACATCTGGGTGAGACTTTTCAACTTCGTCAAACAATAGAACAGCGTTAGGGTTCTCTTGAATCTGTGTAATTAACAAGCCAGCATTTTCTTCAAAGCCAACATAACCTGGAGGGCTACCAATCAGTTTAGAGATACTATGTTTCTCTTGGTATTCTGACATGTCGAAGCGCAATAGCTTGACACCTAAGTTCTTAGCAAGAGCCTTAGCAGTTTCGGTCTTACCGCAACCAGTTGGACCCATGAACACAAAGCTACCAATTGGTTTGTTTTCACTCTTCAATCCAGCTTGTGCAACCATAATCTTATCTACAACTTCTGTCACAGCCAAGTCCTGTCCGTATACTTGTGCTTGCAACTTGTCTTGCAATGTAGCTAGGTTGTTGCTTTCAGTTTCCATAACTTGTTCTTCTGGCAAGTTAATCATCTTAGCAAGTTCAAATTGAATTTCACGCTCGCCGACAACACGCTCGTCAGCAAGCTTCAAGTTAAAACGTGAACAAGCCAAGTCGATTAAGTCAATTGCCTTATCTGGCAACTTCTTATCTGTTTGATACTTAACTGACAACTTAATAGACGCTTGCAACGCATCGTCTTTGATTTTAACATTGTGATGACCTTCGTAGTACTTCTTAATACCTTTCAGGATCTGCAATGCCATTTCGCTAGTAGGCTCGTCAACTGTAATACGCTGGAATCGACGCATCAAAGCACGATCCTTTTCAAAGTGCTTACGATATTCTTCCCACGTAGTACTTGCTACAACTTTGATGTTGCCTTTGCTTAACGCAGGCTTCATCATGTTAGCAAGATCATTGGCACTGTTACTTGCTGAACCAGCACCGCTAATCATGTGTGCTTCGTCGATAAACAAGATAGTCTTGCCTTTCTTGCTCAACGCTTTGATAACATGTTTGAAACGTTCTTCAAAGTCACCGCGGTATTTGCTACCTGCAAGCATAGCACTAATGTCTAAGTTATAGACTGTGTAATCCTTTAGGAAATCTGGGACTGCGCCCTTAACAATGTTGTAAGCCAAACCTTCGGCTATAGCCGTTTTACCTACACCAGGATCACCAACGAGAATTACGTTTGATTTACTGCGTCGACCCATTGCTAGGGCAACGTTTTCTAGTTCTTCAATACGTCCAATTACTGGATCAATTTTGTTCTTTGTAACTTGTTCATTCAAGTTAGAAGTAAACTGTGCTAGAGCTTTGTCGCTAGCTGGACTGCCGCGATCTACTTCTTCTACATCTTCAGCAGGGTCTCCGCTAGTGTTCAAGTAGTCAGCAAACTTTTCTTTATCAATGTTAGCCTTGGCAATGTAAAAATGTGCCCAGCTACGCTTCTCGCCCATCATAGCAAGGAACACGTCTGTAGGTTCAATGCGTTGACGTCCGTTAAACAATACTTGTGTGAACGCACGATTAAGTACACGTTCAACTGATTGTGTTTTCTTAGGTTTTACTACAACATCTTCAATTACAATTTCGGAACATTTATGCTGTAGATAATCAGCAAGTTCTTTACGTAGGGAATCAGCGTCTGAACCAAAACCTTGGATGCAATTACTAAATGTATCTTCCATAAGCATAGCAAACAGCAAATGCTCGATTGTAAGATATTCGTGATGTAGTTTCTTAGCAGTATCAATTGCTTTTTCAAATACTGCTTGTAGGTTATCACTTGGTTCTACCATTATGTTTCCTTATTGTGGTTATGTGTTTATTATACGATAAATCTTGAGAAAGTCAAATTACTTTGGTGAGTTAATCAACTCATTTAGTTCTTTGAGCTTGTCAATAATTACCGGGTCTGTAATAGAAGGTGTTTTAATTTTAACCGAAATTACAAATCTTCCTTTACGCCCGTTGTTGACATTTGGGAACCCTTGACCAGCAACTGCATACTCAACTCCGGTTTCAACTCCTGGCCGAATATCTATCATTCTAGATTGACCGTCGATTGTGCTAACTTGTTTCTTGCATCCTATCATAGCATCAATAGGAGTTATCTCAAGTGTAGTGTATAAGTCATCGCCGTGTCTTGCAAAGACTGGATCAGGCGAAATAACAATAGTTACGTTTAAATGACCACGCGGCATGCCTTGCACAGAGTCGTCACCTAGACCTTGGTAACGGATTGTTTCACCGTGATTAATACCAGCAGGCACATTAATAACAACAGTCTGACTCTTGCCGCTTGGCATTTTATAACTTGCTTCTAACTGCTTGCCAATGTATGCATCAAGCAATGTAATTTGGCAATGTATGTTTAAGTCTCTATTTTTAGGCACACGTCTCCCGAACATATCGTTAAATGGATTTGAACGGCTAGCAAATGGATCAAAACCGCTGCCAAATATATCTGCAAAGTCTTGAAATCCCGGGCCTTGATTAAACTGCATCCGAGGGCCACCTTGGCGCATCATATCGTATTCAGCTCGTTTGTTTTGATCGCTAAGTGTTCTGTAGGCTTCTTCCACTTCTTTGAATTTTACTTCGTCACCGCCGCGATCAGGGTGATGTTTCATAGCCGAACTGCGGTATGCCTTTTTGATGTCTTCAGCACTAGCGGTAGGCTGTACTCCTAGTATTTGGTAAAAATCATTCATAGTCGTAAAAACAGGTCCAATAATAATGTATAGTACACTATTTAATTGGACCTGTCAAGTACTTAGAAATATTTTATTTCTTTTCTGGAACCTTTGTTCCTTCGAACTTCTTGTGAACTTTGATTTTCTTACAAGTTTGTTTTGCAGTGCCATCTTTGTTCTTAACTACAGCACCCTTTTTATCAAGTGTGTCTTTACAAACTTCTTTAACTTCGGCTTCGGCAAAAGCAGAACCTGCTAAACCAAACGCTAATACTAATGCTAGTAATTTTTTCATAATGTTTCCTTATAGTGGTTCGTCAACTTGGGGCGCCGGCATTGGCTTACCTGTTGAACTTGTTAATACTGGTGCTGGTGCCGCTACTGGAGCAGGTGTTGCTACTGGTCTTGGTGCTACTGGAGCAGGTGCTGGTGCCGCTACTGCTGGCGGTGGTGTATAACTTGGAGCCGGAGCTGCCATTGTACCACCTGCTTTATCACCTAACTTCTCTTGCGTACGACCATAAGCCGCAATACCTAGAATAGCACCCATTGCCATGTGGAACAAGCCCGCACCTTGCAACGTAATCGGAGACCATTGTGTTTCAACACGACCGCCGCCCATCACTTGTACTAAACTCCATAGAATTGGAAAAATAACAAAGTCTGAAGTACAGACTAACATATACATCCAACCCATCATTGGACGCCATTTGCTATTCATCCAGTCTTCTTTTTTCTTTTCTGATTCACTCATTTGATTTTCTTCAGCCATTTTAAATCGCTCCTTATAACTATTTACTTCACAGTATCAAATATCTGCTTTTGTGTTTTGTACCACTCTGTCCAAGCATCTACTTTAATCTGACATTCCTGATATTGACCGTAGTTCGCTGTCACTACTTTTAATACATCGCTTAGTTTGTCAGTTTCTGGTGATACTGTACTTAGTGCTGGACACGCTGTTAGAAGCTCTTGCGGAACTTCTGGAAAGTTTCTTTTGACAGGAGTAGCTAAACACCCTGTTAAAAGTACTATTGGTAATAGGGCAAGTAATCTCATTTCTTACCTCCCTTGGCAGCATCGTTTAAAATACTAACTGCTTCTGGTGCAACTTTACACTCTGCATCAATTTTAGCAGTATCTTTAACAATACGTTCTTGTACAACAATCTGTACTTGTTTAACTACTTTGATCTTTTCAACAACCTTAGTTTTAATTTGTACATTTGCTTCTTTAGATTTCTCTTCGCTAACCTTAACTTTTTCTTCTAAGTCAGCAATCTTGGCACGCCATGCTAACTCGTTAACATAGCCGCCCTTAAAGAATAAACCAGCACACAATAACACAATACCAATAGGCTTGAGTAAATTTGTGTAGCTACTAAAGAATGGAATCCACTTACTAAACCATGCAGAAAAAATTCCTAATACCCCTGCTAGAAGCATTAAGTTGATAATCCAATTCAATACCCCTGCAGGTATCAAATTAATCATCCAGTATATCTGCCACATTGTCAATTATCCTTGTAGAACGTGCAATGCGTGGTTATAATGCTTGATACGATCTTCAAGACCAATAGTACCACCATTGATACGTTTTGTTAATGTTAGCATGTCGCCTTTATCAGCCCATTGATTTAGGTTGTTTGTTTCCCAGAACCAGCAAGCTGATTGGATAGCACCTTCAAAAGTTGCTAGGAATTCTGGAAGTTCTTCGACCGGAGTCTCAATACTGTCAGCAAAGTTTTGATAGTTTTGTTTACCAGTCAACTGGATAAGACCACGACCGCAGTAACGGAAGCCGTCACCTGAGTGTTCGTCACCGTTGCCCATACGATTCGCATAGACCTTGTTAGCAATCATTTCCTGCTTGCCAGCATACGCGGCTGCAATAGCATCATCTGGGAAGTACTTAGGGAAAATTTTACGTAGAGTAACTGCACGATAGTTTAAGTTTTCTTTTAGTGCTCTGTATCCGCCTGACTCGTGTGCTGTTTGCGCTAAGAAGGCTGCTACTCTTGGTAGTGTGTTAATTTCATAGTCAGGCAAAATCATAGACAATGCTTCGTGCCATTGTGGAATATATGGATTACCTTTTAGAATCTCTGCTAGCTTATGTTCTGTGAATTCAAATTCAAAACTCATTATTTTTTCTCCAATGCTACAGCGTATCCGCTGTTTTCAAATATAAATGTGTTACCTACTTTAGTAATGTTGTAGTTACCAATGTACTTAGTAAAAAACAATACTTCACTAATGTCCCTGCTCTCAAGCATGATAGGACCTTGTACTGCTTCGTACACTTCTGTTTTTGTACCACTAGTAACAATACTAAATGTTACAGGAATGCTTTGAGGCTTTTTAAAACTGATAGATTCTTCAATAACGTTGATGTTATCAACGTAACTGCTAGCAAAGAAGTTACTAAAGTTTTCTAACATGTTCTTATTAGTTGCAATCTCGTAGCTGTCTTTATCTGTTGGAATCATAGCCGCTAGGTTTTCTTCTGTAGCGTCTTGACTCTTGAAACTTTTAAAGTAACGGAAACGCATGTCTGGGATACCAGTTAAGCGTTCAATGCCATCTAACAATCTAGCAATCTGGCTTGCAACGTGTCGACTGCGTTCTAATTCAACAAACACTTTATATGTGCCGTCATCTGTTTCGCCTGTGCTTACATCAGCATCAAGTACAAAGTCGTAGCCCATTTCAATAAAGTTTTCTAAGTCTT